TGGCGTTCGGGCCGGCCGGCCCCGGCGTCGAGCCGGATCACCTGTGCCGAGTCCGGGCCTGCGTCAACCCGGCGCACCTGGAGCGCGTGACACACTACGAGAACATCATGCGCGGTCGCACCGTCCCGGCTATCAACGCTTCGCGCACCCATTGCCCCCAGGGGCATCCATACGCGGGCGCGAACCTACTGATGGACGTGACCCGCGACGGCGGGCCTGCGAGGCGATGCAAGACCTGTCGACGAGAGCAGCTAGCGCGGGCCAAGGCGAAGTATCTGGGCAAGGCGTCGGCGTGACGGTTGACGCCTTCGGGCTGTCCAAGAATCTCGGCCCCCGGCCCGTCTTCAAGCCCGAGTACCTGGGCCCGGTCTGGCGCCGGAACGCTGACGGCTCCTTCGCCATGCCCGAACACACGCTCGGCTGGCAGGTCATCGAGTGGGCTATGCGCTGGCTGCGCGGCGCCGACGGCTCGTCCGGCTGGAAGTGGACGCCGGAGCAGGCGCGGTTCGTTCTGTGGTGGTACGCCATCGACGAGCGCGGCGAGTGGATCTATCCCGATGGCGTTATCCAGAAGGTAAAGGGCTGGGGCAAGGACCCGCTGGCTGCCGTGCTGGGCGCCATCGAGATCGCTGGGCCCTGCCGGTTCGACTACTGGGTGTCCTCCGACGGGCAGCGGCTGGACTCGTATCAGCCAGGCGCCGAGCCGATCGCGCGGCGACAGATCAACGAGCCCTGGGTGCAGGTCGTGGGTACGGCCTTCGAGCAGTGCAAGAACACGATGCAGTATTTCCAGGGCATTTTCACGCAGGACGCGAAGCGCGAGTTCCAGATCACCGTGAACCGCACCCTGGCATATGCCTACGGGTTCGAGGCTAAGATCGAGGCAATCGCCTCATCGCCGGCGACCATCGAGGGAAACCGGCCTGGCCTGACTATCGCCAACGAAAGCCACCACTGGGTGCCCTCTCAGGGCGGAGACGAGCTGAAAGGCGTCCTGGAGCGCAACAACTCCAAGATGCGCGGCACGAAGAAGTCCCGGATCCTCTGGATTACCAACGCTTACGACCCGAACGAGGGCAGCGTCGCTCAGCAGATCCGCGAGGCGTACGAGCTCGACCTGGCCCGCGGTGTTGAGACCATGCTGTACGACTCGATCGAGGCCCCGGAAGACGTCCCGCTCCTGCCCGACTACACGTATATCGACGAGAACGGCGACCGGATCGCCGAGTTCGAGGACCATGACGGGATCCAGGTCATGGTGCCCCCGACACGGCAGACTGTCGTCGACCACCTTTCCTGGCTGCTGAAAGAGCTCCGCGGCGACGCCTACTGGCTGAGTCCGAAGGACACTGCCAAGGACATCATGCGGCCCGACTCCGACATCACGGAGATGCGCCGCTTCTACACCAACGCGATCGTCTCGGGCGAGTCGAACTTCCTGGCGGACTCGGACATCAAGGCGACCATCCACCCAGACCTGCGAGGCGCGCGAGAGGGCTTCGAGTCCGGCGACGTCCTCCGAGCCGGCTGGCTGCCGGTCGGCATCAACGACGAGGTCGTGCTGTTCTTCGACGGCTCGAAGTCGGGCGACTCGACCGCACTGGTCGGCTGCCGAGTGTCAGATCGGTACACGTTCCTCGTAGGCCTGTGGGAGAAGCCCAAGGGCGACCGCGGTCTGACCTGGCTGGCCCCACGGGAGGACATCGATGCACGCGTGCACGAGGCCTTCGACACCTTCAACGTGGTCGCCTTCTGGGCCGACCCCTCGCATGCAAAGGACGACGCCGACGGCGTCCGCTACTGGGACGGGCTGATCGACCGCTGGCACCTGGAATGGGGTCACAAGATCGACGAGCGCCTCTGGGCCGCGCGCGCAGGCGAGCGCTTGTCGAGCGTCATGTTCGACATGGCCTCGCCTGCGCATAGCGCGCTTTTCTCGGAGGCCGTCGTGCGGGCGGCTGACGAGTTTGACAGCCGCAATGTCGTCTGGGATGGGCACCCGGGGCTTCGCCAACACCTGCGGAACGCCCGCCGGTTCATGGGGAAGTATGGCCTTGTTTTGAGAAAGCCCGGCCGTGGTTCCAGCAAGAAAATTGACGCGGCTGTTTGCTTCGTCGGTGCTCGAATGCTTGCCCGTATCGTGCAGAATAAGCCAGAGCAAGAACCAACGGGTCGCCAGGCGGGAACCGTCTGGATTCCCCCGTCATACAGGAACAGGAGGCGCTGACATGGCTCAGCGACGTCGAGGCGTCTTCCGACGAATCATCGCATCCGATCGCATGGACATGTCCGTCACGGCCGCCAAGGGTGCCGTCGGACAGGTCCAGGAGCTCTGGGAGCAGGCCGCCAAGGCGCGCGCCGGCGCCGACTTCCTCTCGGCGTGGCACGATATGCCGTCGAAGCCGCCCGAGGAGGTCCCACCCGGCGAACGGCCGACCGTGCCGGACAAGGCACCGGCGGACGTGCGAAAGATCCTGGAGACCGCGCTCACACCGAACGCGAAGTCCCTCGTCGACCAGTTCTCCCAGCAGGTCCGGGTCACCAGCCTCCGGCTCGACGACGCCAGCCAGAACGCGCCAGCCTGGGAGCTGTTCCAGCGCAACCGGCTCGGCGGCAAGCAGGTCCCGCTCTGGAAGGACGTGTTCAAGCACGGGCAGGCCTACGGCATCGCGCTGCCCGGCGAGGGGCGACTGGACAAGGCGAAGACTGCCGCGATGAGCCTGCAGTCGGCTCGCCGCGGCACCGCGTTCTTCCGCGACGACTTCGACGAGTTCCCAGAGTTCTACCTGGATGTCGACGTCATCACGAACAGCGACGGCACGCGCGAGAACCTGATCCGGTTCATCGACGACGAGCGCGTGCACCGCATGTCCTGCCCTGAGGACACCCCGCAGAAGATCGCATACATCGACAGCTACGAGCACAAGATGGAGCTGTGCCCGGTACAGCGCTTCGGTCTTCTCTCGCTGGACGGCGAGGCCCCGGGCGAGATCGCCCCGTACCTCTCGCTGCTGCGGCGCATCGACCAGGACACCGCCGACCGGCTCGTGCTGCAGCGCTTCCTGTCCTGGATGGTGCGCACCGCCTCCGGCATCAAGAAGCCCTCGACGCCCGAGGAAGAAGCCGAGCTGGAGTTCTACCTCGGCGAGGGTGACCTGCTCGTCTCGAACGAGGTCGGTTCCCAGTTCGGCGTCCTCCAGGGCCAGCCGATGGACAGTCACATCGCGGCCAAGAGCTCCGACATCAAGGACCTGTCGGCGACGTCGCAGGTGCCGTCGTACCGGATGCTCGGGCTGAGCGACAACATCGGCGCCGAGGCCATCGCGGCGGCCGACGCCTCCCTGAAGCGGAAGATGGACGAGTACAAGGCCGTCTTCGGTGAGCAGATGGAGTCGTTCATGCGTCTGGGCGGCTACGCGGCCGACAACCCGACGATCGCCGGCGACTTCACCTCGCGGGTCCAGTGGGCCGTCACCGAGACGATCGACGTGCAGTCGCTGTCGCAGGCTCTGCAGCAGTTCAACGCAGAGGACCGCGGCATCCCGTTCGAGATGCTGTGGCGCTGGCTCCCGGGCTGGTCGCAGTCGGACACGCAGGAGGCGAAGCGGCTGCGCGAGGAGGAGCTCCAGAAGCGCGCCGAGCGGGAGCTCACCCAGGCGGCACTGACGGGAGGTGGCGCAGGTGGCAACAACTCCGGCAACCCTGCTGGCGGAAAGGCACCGAGCCGGGCAGGCGCGGCTGGCTGAGACGCTCTCGCGGCTCATCCTGGCCCGCTGGCAGCTCACCGTGGCCGGCCCCGGGCGCGGCACCGACCAGTTCCTGGAGCAGGCGCTGGGCTCGATCCGCACCATCTCCTCGGCCTCCGTCGCCGCGGCGCGCACCTACTACGGCGCGAACCGCTCCCTGGAGCTGCCCGGTGTCGCGCCGGCGTCTCTGGAGGCGCCGGAGCTGGTCGACGAGCAGGTCATCGCCGGCATCGTCGCCGAGGCCTTCCAGTCGCTGTCGGACGCCATGGAGGCCGGCGAGAGCCTGGAGGAGGCCCTGGGCACGAGTGCGGAGCTCGCCGAGGGTGTCGCAATCCGCAGCGCCTTCCGGCCCGGCCGGGAGATGCTCTACGACGCGCACCGGCAGGACGAGCGCGCGATCGGCTGGATCTGGGAGACCGCGAACGACGATCGCGTCTGCTACCGGTGCTCGATGCAGCAGTCGCGCGGCGCGGTGTTCGAGAAGGACTCCTTCGACGTCCGCAACAATGCCGACGGGACCATGAAGGTCTGGTTCCACAATCTGTGCCGGTGCCATCTGCGAAACGTCTTCACCGAGGACCCGGCGCTTTCCGATACAGCGGCTCGGCTCTACCAGCAATGGTCGATCGCGACGCAGCCATTCAGCGCTCCCGCGAGCGGGTCGCTCACCGGAAACGAGTCGGTGAATGCCTGGCGGCGCTACTGGGAGAGCCTGCGCCGCGGCGAAAACGAGGTTCTGGCGCTGGCCCGAGCCCATCGCGATCGTGAGGCGATTTCGCGTATGCTGGCGCCGAGCGAGAAGGAGGCCTAACCATGGCTGAGAAGTTCCACAGCGAAGCTGACAAGACGGTGTATGTGCCCCGTACGCTGGACGTCGAGGAGGCCTCCGAAGAGGTCCCCACCGAGGAGCCCGCGAAGAAGACGACACCGGCAAAGTCGGCGTCCACCAAGAAGGAGAGCTGACATGCCCCGTACTTCCGAGTCCTTCGACAAGGATCTGGCGCTGCTGGCCAGCACCACGACCAGCGCCCTGCACGACGCGACCAAGCCGTTCCGCAAGGCCGGCGCCCTGGCCGCGAACGACTTCGCCGGTCAGGCCGAGGTCGGCGACGCCGCGGTCAACACGACCAACGGTGTCTGGTACACCTGCACGGCGACGAACGGCACGACCACGGCAACCTGGGCCCTGATCTGATTCAGCCCCAATTCGACGCGGCATCGCTACATTGCGGTGCCGCGTCGTTTTATGCTCGGACGCTGCTAATATCTCCTCAGGCTGTTCGAGCGAACAGTTGCTGACAAGCAATTAGGAGAACATCGTGGGAAAGCTCCCCGAATCGTTCGATGACTGGCGAGTGCCGTGGACCGAGGCAGACTTCGATTCCGACAAGGCCGCCAGGATGGTCTTCAAGCTCAAGAAGACCTACGAGGAACTGCAGGACACGGTCAAGGCGCGAGATGAGCAGATCGCTACTCTGACCACAGATCTGGACGCCGCGAAGGCCGCAAAGAGCGGCACTGACGAGGACGCCCAGAGCGAACTCAAGGATCTCCGCAAGAAGGTCCGCGAATTCGAGGCCGTGGAGGGGAAGTCCCTTCCCGCCGACGAGAAGAAGCTCTGGCAGTACGAGGCCGCACTGGAGCTCGGGCTGACCGCCGCGCAGGCTCGCCGCCTGCAGGGCGACGACTCGGACGCCATCAAGGAGGACGCGAAGGCGTTCGCCACGGAGCTCGGGATCGAGATCGACGACCAGGGCGGCGACAACGGTGGCACCGGCGACAACGGTGGCAACGGGACCCCGCCGCCGTACCAGCAGCCCGCCGCCCGGTACAAGACCGGGTCCAACGGCGCGGACCGCGTCAACGTCGTCTCGGACCCTGTCAGCGCGCAAACCAAGCTGCCCCCGCTGTTCGGTTGACCAGGATCCGCGCCCTCCACGGTGAGGTTCGCGACAACATCACAAGAAGGAGCTCACCGTGAGCCAGATCGACAAGCCTTTCCTTGACCCGCAGAAGCGGGTCGACCTCGCGGTCGCCGACCTGGCGCGTCGCGTGAAGTTCTCCGGTCTCGTCACCGTGGTCAGCGGCGAGCAGTTCGTCGGCACGACCGACGGCTCCGGCACGCCGACCATCTGGTACGAGACCGAAGCCGCGACCGTGGCCCGCGACTACGAGTGGCGCACCCGCAACAACCCGATCGAGTTCGACGACATCTTCCGCACGAAGCTGCCGATCTCCATCAACAAGCACATCACCCAGGGCGTGCGCACCACCCCCGAGCAGGAATACTTCGACGAGATCTCGTACGCTCGCGACGTCCTCCCGCCGGCGACGAAGGCCGTGGGCAACAAGCTCAACGCCAAGATCGAGACCGCACTCCTGGGCGCGACCACGAACATGAAGACCACCAACCTGGTCCTCGACACGTCCGACATCCTCGCCGACACCTCCAACGGGCTGATGAACCAGCTCCTGGAGATCCAGCTCACGATGGACGCCCAGGGCATGCCCCAGGACGGTCGCTTCGTCCTGGCCGGCAAGAACGTCTACAAGACGATCGCGTCCTCGAAGCTCCTCCTGGCCGCCGACCTGTCGAAGGCGACGTCGCTGTTCCGCCGCGGCGTGCGCGGCACGATCGACGTCGTCGACATGGGCCTGGTCAACGGCACCGGCCTCCTGGCCGACGACGACTTCTACATCGTGCACCCGTCGTGGGCGGTCATGCCGACCTCGCGCGGCCAGATGCCGGAGTCGGGTGTCACCTGGGCGAAGGCGTCCTCGATCGAGGGCTTCGACATCCGCATCCAGCGTGGCTACTCGCTGGACTACGACCGAAACGGTCAGGTGATCCACACCTACTGGAACATCAACGAGATCAACGACGAGATCTCGCGCCACACGCGTGCCTCGGCGGCGTCGGCGGCCGACGGCTCGGAGGCCGGCGACCCGGTCATCACGAACGACGCCTTCGTCACCACCGGCAAGAACGTCAGAATCGCAAAGGGCGCCCTCGTCGCATGACCTGGATCCGAGTAGAAGTGGCGCCGGAACTGTCCGGCGAGAGCGCAGCAGTGAACTACGTGCTCGACCCGGCGACAGGCGCCAGCGCCAAGTACCGCTGCGGCACCTACCAGGATGCCAACGCTCTAGTCACCAAGCTCAACTCGGTCGACTACCCGTAGACCCCAGCGGCCCCGTCTCTCCTCCACAGGGCGGGGCCGCTGGCACAGAGAGGACTGGTCATGAGCCTTCTGGTGGATGTCGAAGAGCTGGAGACGCTGCTGAAGCAGGAGTCCGGCGCGCTCGCGGACGACGAGTACACGCAGCTCATCATGGAGGGCGCCAGCGCCGTTGTGCGCGACACCGCAGGCCAGCCGAACTGGGTGCTGGAGGTCACCAACGCTCCGCCGGAGATCCTGGCCCCGGCACGGGCCCGGTTCATCGCCCTTTACCTGGCCAAGCGCGCCTGGGAGGACGAGGGCAACCTGTCCCGGCGCACCACGGGGCCGATCTCCTTCACGTTCCGCGAGGACGGCGTCTACGGCCTGAACCTGGAGCCGGCCGAGCGTGAGTGGCTGGTCGGCCACCGGCCCGACGGCGGCGGCGGGATCTTCATCATGCGGCACCGAGGCAAGACCGCGAGCCGCCACCCTTTCGCTGACGAGACCCCCGACGGCTACAGCTTCGCCGACGGGGATCTCGACTTCGCGCACGGCATGACCATGAGCGGACCTGCGAGGGCCGACAATTGGTGATCCTGCACCGGCCCATGCGCCGCCTCGGAGGCGAGACCGTGACGGTCACGCCCGAGCTGGAGCGCGACGACAACGGCGATCCGATCGAGGGCACCGCCGCCGAGCCGTTCGACATCGTCGGCTGCGCGGTGTGGCCGAAGGGCACGGGCGAGGACAACTTCCGCGCCGCGACGACGACGGAGGATCTCGTGCTCGTCGCCCCGGTGTACGAGACCGACCTCGCGGCCAACGTGACCATCACCCGCCGCGGCGTCGTCTACCGCGTGGACGGCAAGCCGGCGCCCTGGATCGGCTACGACGGCCGGATCGACGGCACCCAGGCGAACCTGAAGTGGGGCTCCTGATGCCCGACATCCCGCAGCACGTCCGCCGCCGGCCGCCGGAGTACGTCGGGCCGGGCGTCCGCGTCTGGTACCAGCCGTCCAACACGCGCCGCGACCTGCCGCGCGTCCCGGCGTCGCAGGCTCGGCAGGCCATGGACGCCTACCTGGTCTCGCCCGAGCTCCAGGACGTGCTCATGGAGGCGGGCGGCGACATGGTCGACGACGCCAAGCAGATCGCCGTCTCCGAGGGGATCAGCGGCAGCGGCCGGTACCTGTCCAGCTTCGAGGCCCGCCGCGGCGAGATCGTCGAGATCAGCGACGGCGAATTCGCCAACCCCCGCGTCTCCGTCGAGGTGGAGAACACCGCGATCACGGCTGCCGCCATCGAATACGGCAACAGCCGCGTCGGCGACGGGCATCGAATCCTCGGTCGTGTCGCCGACAAGTACGACAACCCACGGGGCGGCGCCTGATGGCCGGCTTCCCGCCGCTGGAGATGGCGCTCAAATCCGGCCTTCTGCCGCTCCTGAATGGCCAGACGGTGCCCATCGGATTCCCGGAACCGGTCGACACCGAACTGGAAGACATCACGTCGGGAGTCTCCATTCCGTCTGACCTCGCGGCGAAGGCCGTCGCCGGTTTCATTCGGCCCACGGTGGTCAATGACCCCGACGACGGCGTGACCCGATACGCCACGGTGAACATCGAGGTCTTCTGCACCAAATACGACCGAGGCATGGCTATCGCGGAGCGCATTCGCGGTATTCTGCTGTCCGAGACGCGCATTGGTGGAGTAGTTCTCGACCGGCGCACTACATCGGGGCCGCGAGAGGTCCCGTGGGACGACAACAACACCATCCGGCGGTTCCTCTCCACTAACCGCATCTCCACCCGACGACAGGAATAGGGGCCATGGCCACCTTCGAGAGCATGCAGGACCTGAAGACCCACCTCATCCGTAAGGCGCTCACGGGCTCCGTCTTCGTCGCCGAGGCGACCGCGACCGACATCGGCTCCGCGCTCACCACGCGCGTCGCCGGCCCGCCCGTCGTGCACGACCTCGTCGCCCTCCCGACGGGGTTCTTCGACCTCGGCTACACCTCGGCGGCCGGCGCGGCGTTCAACACCGAGACCACCACGAGCGACGTCGACTCCTGGCAGTCGGTCTCCCCGACCCGGTCCGACGTCACTGCCCGGACCACGACCCTTCAGGTCGTCGCCCAGGAGACCAAGGCCATCACGATCGCCGTCTACAACGGCATCGCCCTGGCCGGCCTCGAAGCCGCGGCCACCACCGGTGACCTCATCATCAAGGAGCCGCAGCGGCCCTCCGAGCGCTTCTACAAGGTGCTCTCCCTGGCCCGCGACGAGGACGAGATGGGCGAGTACTTCATCGGCCGCTACCTGCCGCGCGCCAAAGTGACGGGCCGAGGGGGTCAGGCGTACGATAAGAGCGACAACCCTATTGGGTACGACGTGACGTTCACCGGGTTCTACGACTCGACGTACGGCACGGCGCAGTCGTTCCTGTTCGGCGGCTCGGGCTGGCTCGCTCGCCTGGCCGACATGGACATCGAGCAGGCCTGACCAAAAGGCCCCCTCAGGAGCCCCGCCGCCAAATCACCTGGTGGCGGGGCTCTTTCGCGCCACGAGTGCGGTAGCATTTAGCGTATGGACAATATTCCGACAAGAATTTGCTCGATGGAGCGATGCGACAGGGCGGCCACATCTCGCGGTTGGTGCGACAAGCACTACCGCAGGTTCATGAAGCACGGCGACCCGGCTGTCGTGAAGCCGCGCGGGCCCGGCAAGTCGCCCATCTCGCCCGTGTGCATCATCGAGGGCTGTGGCGAGAGGACTGTCGGGCGCGGCTGGTGCAGGCGCCACTACGAGACCTGGCGCCGCAATGGCGACCCTGAGTACGTGCGCCCGGGGGCGGCGTGTGCCGTGGCGGGCTGCGCGCGGCCGTACCTCGCCCAAGGGTGGTGCAACCTCCATTACAAGCGATGGAAGAAGCACGGCGACCCGCTCTGGGAGATGCCTGTAGTGCCTGAGCGGATCCTCAGCGACGAGGGTTACGTTCTGCTGCATTTGGGCTACGGGAATGGGCGCCGATTCGAGCACCGAGTCGTCATGGAGAAGCACCTCGGGCGCCCCCTGCATCCTGACGAGACCGTGCACCACCGGAATGGCGTGAAGACCGATAACCGCATCGAAAACTTGGAGCTCTGGTCGTCCCGGCACCCGAAAGGCCAGCGCGTCGAAGACAAGGTGGCCTTCGGCATCGAGATGCTGCAGAGATATGCTCCAGAATTGCTATCCTCTGAGCAGCCGGGGTGACACTGGCGCCGTGGGGGCGGGAGTGTTGCCCCGGCCGGCCGCCTTCCTTACCGCCCCCACGAAAGCAAAGGACTAGCAATGGCCACCGAGTTCACGCCCGTCAAGCTCGTCGACAAGGACGGCGTCCTGCACGTCGCCCGCACCGCGAAGGAAGAGGTCGACATGCGCGGGAACCGCGGCTTCCGTAGCGCGCCGTCCGGCAAGAAGACCACCACCAAGCCCGAGCCCGGCTCGAACCCGAGCTGACCGAAGGAGAGCCCGACATGACCAGTCGCCCCGCCCCCACCCCGCGCACCACCACCCGCAAGCCCCCGGAGCCGAAGCTCGACCCGAAGGTCGTCGAGGACAAGCCGACGTTCCACTTCTCCATCAGGCAGGCCGAAGCCGAGCGCGAGGAGGAGCTGGCCGAGGAGCCGATCGAACCGTTCACCGTCGAGGCGAAGAACGGGGAGACGATCGTCTTCAGGGACGCCCGCAGCATGGGCTGGCAGGAGGCCTCCCTGGTCACCCTGCGTGACCCGCACGCCTCCGTCCGCACCATTCTGGACGACGAGTACGTCGACCTCTTCTACTCCCAGGGCGACTTCGCGATCCCGATCCTGACTGACCTGCTGAAGGCCTGGATGGACCACTACGGAGTGACCCCCCAGGGAAACTGACGCAGCTGGTCTTCTACCTGGAGCGGTACGGGGACGAGCTGGAGGCAGACTTCCAGCAGGTCTACGGCCTGAACCTGGGGAAGCTGTGGCGGTCGCGGCAGCACTCACGCATGCTGCGCCTGATCCACCAGCTTCCCCAGGCGTCCCGGTTCAACGCCAAGGTCGCCAATGATCCCGAGCACGTCGAGGCGATCATCAAGGCACAGAAGGGCCAGCGCGAGAAGTACAGCCCGCCTCTGGCGGAATGGGGCATCGAGCACGACATGCTCGCATCCATCTCCGACGGGATCGGTTTCCTTACCGCAATCACGGTCGCCGCAAGTGGTGGCCGGCCCGAGAAGCCGCACACGGCGCCCCGCCCGAAGACGGCATTCGGCGACATCGAGCAGAAGATCAGGCTGGCGGAACACGAGTCTCTCGTGGCCCGCGTTCTTAAGGCTCGACCGCCAGTAGACTCCTCACCAGAAGACTGACGAACGAGAGGGGCCGGGTGGATGACCGCCTATCAGGGTGGGACCGTTTGGCTCCAGGTAGTCCCGTCGTTCGAGGGATTGCAGTCGTCGATTCGTCGCGGCGTTTCCGAGGCATTCGCTGGTGCCGGAGTCGACAAGGCGGCGGCAAAGTCCTTCGACGGCGTCGAGAAGCAGGCGGGCCGAGCCGGAGAAGCCTCGGCCCGCCGTTTCTCCAGCTCATTCGAGAAGCTCACCGCTGACCGCATCAAGCGAATCGGCAAGGATTTCCAGTCGCTCAGCAAGTCGCTGCCGGACAAGGAATTCCGCGTCATCGAGGCCCGCCTGAACCGGATCTCGAAGCTGGACCTCTCGAAGATCACCAACCAGGCGAAGGCCATCGACGGGCTGCGCCGCCTGCGCAACGAGTTCCAGGGCATGCTCGACGCCGCCGACAAGGGGCAGCGCAACCTGTCGAACCCCGCGCGCTGGAACCTCGGCGCGATCCGGCAGCAGACCGACGAGATCGCCGACTCCATCCGCCGCTGGACGGCCCCGGACCCGCAGGCCACCAAGCGGCAGGCCGAGATCCAGAAGCTCGGTCAACTTCAGGTCCGCGCCCAGCGCGAGATGAGTGCCGCCGAGCAGAAGCGGATGGCGCAGCAGCAGCGCTCCTACGCGGCGATGCAGCGCGAGATCCTCCAGGGCGTCAAGGAGCTCGACCGCGAGCAGCACCGCGCCCACGTCGCGCAGCTCGCCCGGCAGGCCGCCGAGCAGCGCATGGGGCAGCTCATGGAGCGCGCCCAGCGGCAGAACGTCGAGATCGACGTCGAGGTGGACCGGCAGCGGATCCGCCAGGAGATGGCGGCGATCCGCGACGAGATCCGCACCCTGCAGACCGACGTCAAGGTCGGCGCCGACACCGCCGAGGCGAACGCGAAGATCAACGCGCTGGCCGCCCGGCTGAACCAGCTGGACCGCGAGCGCGTGAACATCGACGTCGAGGTGGACACCCTCGGCGCCATGCTGCAGCTGCGCCGCCTGCAGTCCCAGGTGAACAGCACCGGTGGCACCCGGGGCGCGTTCAGCGCGCTGCTCGACGCCGGCTCGGCCGCCAACGCCGTCCGCGTGTTCAACGGCGTCCTGTTCACCACCGTGACCATCGGGCCGCTGCTGATCCCCGTGCTCGCCGCGATCTCGGCGGGCATCTTCGGCGTCGGCGCGGCGGCGCTCGGCGCGGTCTTCGGTGTCGGCGCGCTCGTGGCCGGCCTTGCGGGCGTCGGCGGCGCCGTCGGGGCGATGTCCGACCTCGACCGCGCGCAGCGCCTGGACCGCTCCGGCGCCGGCTCGACGCGCGACGCCGCCGCCGAGCGGCGCCAGGCCATCACGGACGCCCGCGCCGTCGCCGACGCACAGAAGCAGCTCGCCCGTGCGCGGCGCGACGGCGCGCGGGCCATCGCCGAGGCGAACCGGCAGGTGGTCGACGCGGAGGGCAGCCTCGCGCGCGCCCACCAGGACGCGGCGGAGGCGGCGGCCGACGCGGCGGAGCGCACCCGCGACGCCGAGGAGAGCCTGCGCGACGCCCAGGTGGCGTCCCGCGACGCCCAGCTTCGACTGAACGAGGCGCGCCGCCAGGCTCGCCGCGACCTGATCGACCTGCAGAACCAGCTCGACAGCGCGCGCCTGAGCGAGCGCGACGCCGAGTTCGCGCTGGAGGAGGCGGCCGTCCACCTGAACGTCGTCCTGGAGGACGATCAGGCCACCGACCGGGAGAAGGCCGTCGCGCAGCTGGCCTACGACCAGGCCGTCGAGGCGCTGGAGCAGCAGCGCCTGGAGACGCAGCGCCTGGAGGTCGACACCAAGCGGGCCAACAAGGCCGGCGTGGAGGGCTCCGACCAGGTCAAGGCCGCCAAGGACCGGATCAACGACGCCAGCGAGCGCGTCCGCGACGCCGAGGAGTCCCTCGCCGACGCGCGCGAGGCCCAGGCCCGGCAGCAGGTCGACAACGCGCGCAGCATCAACGACGCCGAGCGGGCCCTGTCCGACGCCCGGCGCGCCCGCGCCGATGCAGAGATCGCCGCGGCGCAGTCCGTCGCCGATGCCCAGCTCGCGCTGGCTCGCGCGCACGAGGACATCACGCTGCGCTCCGCCCAGGCCGCGGCCGGGACGGACTCGCTCGCGACCGCGCAGGACAACCTGAACGAGGCGCTGCGCAACCTGTCGCCGGCCGCCATCGCCTTCGCGACCTGGCTCTACAGCCTGCGCCCGCTGCTGCGCGACATCCGCTTCGCCGCCCAGGAAGGCCTGCTCCCCGGTCTGCAGGACGGCCTGTCCGCGATCGTCGACCGGTACGGGCCCTCGTTCGTGAAGTTCGTCGGCAACATGGCCGGCGTGCTCGGCGACCTCGCGTCCGAGTTCGGCAACCTGCTCGCGAACGACCCGGTCTGGCAGGACTTCTTCGCGACCATGGCTGACTTCGGGCCGGTGTTCCTGCGCCAGTTCGGCGACGTCACGATCAACCTTCTGACCGCCTTCGCGTCCATCATGACCGCCTTCGCGCCCTTCATCGCCGAGATGGGTGCCGGGCTGGTCTCGCTGACTGAAGGCTTCGCCGACTGGGCCGGGGGGCTGGAGGGCTCCTCGCCGCTGCAGGGCTTCTTCGAGTACCTGCGCTCGGCAGGCCCCGAGGTGGGCGTGCTGCTCGGCAACATCGGGACGATCCTGACCAACCTGTTCATCGGGCTCGCGCCCTACGCGGACGACCTGCTGCAGGCCCTGATCGGCATGACCGACTGGCTCGCCTCGATGGACCCCGACGAGCTCGCGAATCTCGCGCTCGGCATCGGTGCCATCGTGCTCGCCGTGCAGGCGCTCGCCCTCGGCCTGTCCGCGATCTCTGGTGTGGCTGGCCTGATCGGCGGTGTCGTCAAGCTCGGCGGCGGTGTCGGGAAGGCGGGCTCCGCCATCGCTGGCGCGCTGAAGGGCGGCGGCGGCAGGGCGGCGGCGGCAGGCGCAGCGCCGGCCGCCGCGGGGGCCATCGGCGGCGTCGGGAGCGCGGCGAAGGTCGCCGGCAGCAAGCTGATCGGGCTCCTCGGCCCGGTCGGTCTGGTCGCAGGCATCCTCTGGGCGCTGTGGGACGCGGCGCGCTGGTTGGACGACCAGTTCGGCCTGCTCGGCGGCACCACGGACGACGTCAGCAAGGGGATGAGCGACGCCTGGGGCTGGCTGTGGCGCCGCGGTATCAAGCCCATTTGGGACCTGATCTCGGGCGTGCTCGACGTCATGGGCCAGATGTTCTCGACGGTCGGCGAGATCGTCTCCCAGGTCTTCCGGCACATCATCGCGCCGGCATTCACCTGGCTGTGGGAGAACACGATCGGCCCCTGGTGGTCCAAGAACGTGCACCCCCTGCTAAAGAAGTTCGGCAACTACCTCCAGGACACCCTGCCCAGCCACGTCCGCAAGGGCGTCAACCTGATCGCCGACATCTGGAACGGGCTGCTCGACGTTCTGCGCACCCCGATCCGAGCCGCGATCGACATCGTCTGGAACAAGGGCATCATCGGCTCTTTCAACTGGCTGGCCAAGCGGGTTCCGGGCATGACCCCGATCGACGAGATCGACATCCCGGCCTCGCTCTACCCGGGCGGGAAGAAGTTCGCCACCGGCGGCATCCTGCCCGGCTACACCCCGGGCCGCGACGTGCACCGCTTCGTCTCCCCGACGGCAGGCGTGCTCGACCTGTCCGGCGGCGAGCCGATCCTGCGCCCCGAGGCCGGCAAGGTGCTCGGGCGGAACTGGGTCGACGGCATCAACGCCGCGGCGCGCGGCGGCGGCACCAGCGGCGTGCAGCGCTTCCTCGGCTACGAGGCGCACGCCGGCGGCGGGTTCTTCGGCGACATCCTGGACAAGCTGAACGGGCTCGGCGGCGTCCTGAAGAACCCGCTCGACTTCTTCGACGGCGTCGTCGACAAGTCGCTGACCGGCTGGGGCGTCGGCGGCATGTTCGGCGACATCATCGGCCCGATGGTGAAGTCGGTGCCGGCCTCCATCGTGGACTGGATCGGCGACCTCATCTTCGGCGGCGACGCGAAGGCGCCGTCCGGCGGGAAGCCCGCGGGCGCCATGGGCTGGCAGATGATGTGGGAGCTGGTCTCTTCCCAGTTCCCCGGCGCGAACTTGCACAGCGCGTTCCGCCCCGGGGCGATCACCGCCGTCGGGACGCCGTCGTACCACGGCCAGGGCCGCGCGATCGACATCACGCCGTCGATGGAGATCTTCAACTGGCTGGCCAGGACGTTCTCCAACGCCACCGAGCTCATCTTCTCGCCGGCGGGCGGGCGCCAGCTCTGGAACGGCAACCCGTACCTGTTCGGAGAGCCGACCCGTGGCGACCACTGGGACCACATCCACTGGGCCATGGCCAACGGCGGCATCATGCCGAAGCTGTACGACCAGGGCGGCGACATCCCGCCGGGTCTGAGCTTGATCGCGAACGCCACCGGGAAGCCGGAGGTCACGCTGACCAACAAGTTCGTCCAGGAGATACGAGAGAACATGGCGAACGGACGCGGCGGCCCACTGGTCGAGGTGCGCGACTCCAGCTTCGGGTCCGACCCGGCCGAGGTCGCCTACGAGCTGGACAGGCTGCGCCGCGACAAGATCGCCCTCACCGGCGTCTTTACCGAAGGGATGATGTGACATGCCGGTCGTTTCCGGGATCATCTTCGTCTCCCCGCCGTCCGTGTACTTGCCGCCCCCGGTCGACCCCGGGCGCGTGCGCTACGCGCTCTGGTGGGAGGCTTGGGACGGCTCGAACTGGTCGCTGTCCGACGACAGCAGTGGCATCGTCCTGATGCGTGACGTGCGCGGCCTGGGCAACATCACGATCGAGCACCACCGGGACGAGCACGAATCGCGGGCCGGCTCCCGCTGGCGCGACTTCCGTGCGCTCAACCGCGAGATCTACCTGCCGATCCGCCTGTTCTCCGACGGGACCTCGGAGGACTGGGTCGAGCACAACCGGCGCTTCTGGAAGACGATGCGGGCCGGGAAGACGGGCTGGCTGCACATCCTCCACCCGAACGGCTCGCACCGTCGCATCAAGGCGCGCTACGACAAGGGCGGCGAGGAGGCCATGTTGCTCGACCCTGCCTTCTTCGGCTGGGCCAACTACGGCATCTACATGACCGCCGAGCAGCCCTACTGGGAGGCCGCGGAGCCTGTCGGGGACACCTGGAGCTTGCCCGAGCCGGTCTACTTCTTCGGCGGGGGCGCGACCCCGAGCAACGCCCCGCCGTTCGGCATCTCCGACGAGAAGGACGTCTCGACGGCGACCATCACCAACCCCGGCGACGTCGAGGCGTGGCCGAAGTGGATCTACCGCGGGCCCGCCGACTCGGCATCCGTCGGCGTGGACGGCGAAGTCGTCGAGATCCCGATCGAGCTCCTGACCGGGGAGTCGATCACGCTCGACCTGAACCCGTACGAGCAGTCGGCGATCAAGCGCACCGCCGTCGGCGTCGAGACCGACGTCACCGACGACCTGGGCACCTTCGACTTCTCGCCGATCCCGCCCGGGGAGGCGGTCGCGCTCGACATCACCCTGATCGGCACCGGCGGCGGGTCCATCGAGCTCCAGCTGACGCCTCTGTTCGAGTGGGGCGTCTCGTGAGCACTGCCTTCCGCTGCGAGGTCTACGACAAGGCCTTCCAGCGGGTCGGCGTGGTGGGCAGCCCGATCAGCGTGACGGTCATCCCCAAGAGCTTTGCGCCCGGGATGACCACGATCGCGATGCCGGCCGACCACCGCATGGTCGCCCCGCTGCTCCAGCCCGGCGCCCGGATGTGGTTCAAGGACTTCGAGACCCGCGACCACCTCATGTCAGGCTGGGTGGCCAACTACCGGATCACCGGGCCCGAGCGTCGCTCGATCATCGAGTTCGACGTCATCGACGACCTGGTCGTGCTGCAGCGCATCCTCGGCTGGGTCGTGCCGACGGCGGCCATCACCGGGCAGGGCACGGCCGGCTCGAACTGGACCCTGAACGACGACGCCGAGACCGTGCTGAAGACCGCGCTCCAGGTGAACGGCGTCGACCGGCTCGGGCTGCCGATCGAGATCCCAGCCTCGCTCGGCCGCGGCGCCACCGTGAAGGGCAAGCTCCGGTTCCAGAGCCTGTACGACCGGCTCATCCCCGTCGAGGACGGGGCTGGCATCATCAACTCGGGCATCGAGATCGGCATGCAGCAGAACCCGGACGCCCCTGGGCTCCTCTTCAACGTCTGGGAGCCGCGGACAATCACCAAGGTGCTCAACGAGCGGTCGGGCATCGTGCAGTCCTGGAGCGTGAATGGCCGCAATGCGACCATCACCCGCGGCGTGGCCGGCGGCCAGGGGGAAGCTCAGCTCCGCCTGTTCCGCGAGAGGGCCGACACTGCACTGGAAACGGCATTCGGCTGGAAGTTCGAGGCATTCCGGGATGCGCGGGATACCGACGACCCGGACGTGATGTACGAACGCATCGACGAGATCCTCGTCGAGGGCGCCGCCGTATCCGGAATGAATGTCACCCTCTCCGAGACCGCCAACTTTATTGCCCGTCCTGGGAAGATATGGGTCGGCGACACGGTGAGCATGAACCTGGCCGGCCAGACGATCACCGAGAAGCTCCAGGAAGTTACACTTTCCTCGACCGCTTCTGGGGGCAAGGAAACTCGTCCACGCATCGGCGATTACAACGACAATCCAGACGTGAAACTGGCCAAGATCGTGCGCAACATGGGCCGCAGGCTGCGCATCCTGAACGCTGAAACCTAGGAGCCGTAAATGGCCATCAACTCGTACGGATACCCGGACACCATCGCGCCGGGAAGCATCATGGCGCAGTTCTCCGGGCACGGCTTCGGCCACCGCTACTCCGTCATCGGATTCAGCGACTTCCGCGTTACCGCAGCATCGTCCGGAACGCGCATGGTGAACATCGGCGACGGCTGGGCCATGGGCAAGGGCGTCATGGTCAACAACACCGCGCCGACGACCTACAACCTCCCAGCGCCGTCCGGCACCTCGCAGTGGATGCTCGTCGGGCTGAAGCGCTGGGAAGGCGCCTCGCCCTACACCTCGATCATCACGCACGTCCTGGGGACCACGAGCCGCGCCGTCCCCTCAGTGACGCAGACCGCGGGCAGCAACGACACCCAGTGGCTCGCGCTGTGCCGCGTCACGAGCGCCGACGCACTTGTCCAGGACGTCGTCGACCTGCGCCTGGTCTCCACCGAGGGCGCCGGCTTCTACACCGTGTTTTCCGACCTGGCGATGGACCAGCTGAACAACATGGTCGGCGCCGAGGTCTATCGCGCCGACACCACCGGCGGTCACGAGCCCACCTTCTACAAGCGCGTCGCCCAGGAGGCGGGCACGCTGGCGTGGAAGAACCAGCGGGTTCCCGAGACCGTCATCGAAGGGAACTCCTTCGTGGACGGCTCGGCCGAGGCCGGCTGGGGGCAGATCGAGGCAGAGGAGCGCCTGGTCTGCGACGGGTCCATGGTGTGGGCCCACATCGTCGTCGAGAAGTCCGGCGGCCAGATCACCGCCACCTCGGCCGGCTCCCTGGGCGACAACGAGGGCCTGCTCACCTTGGATCCCGCCTGGCATCCGCCGTTCCCGGTCTCCGGCACCGGCTTCGTGACCAGCGACGCCGGTGTCGAGCGTGACGCGGGCATCCGGATGAACAGCGTCGGCTTCGTCCAGGTGACGTCGGTGACCCCCGGTGCCGTCGTCCGCCGGGTCACCGCAGACCTGATCTACTCGATCGCTTAGGAGCCCCGAGCATGGTGAACTACACCTTCGAGCCGCAGGCCGCTGTCGACATCACGACGGCGCGCCTGGTTGCCCAGGACGGCCTGTCGGGCTCGGTGTACGCCTCCGAGGTCAACGCCCAGTCCGGGACCTCCCCGCTGACAGTCACCGTGGCCGGTGGCGTCACCACGACCGAGATCAAGGTCTCCTCGTTCGGCCTGCTGCCCGAGTTCACCGTCGCCGACCACGCACAGGTCTGGTGGCGATCCGGTGACGGCGCGATAGTTCACCTCATCAGCTTCGACGGGCTGCAGGCTTCCGTGGCCGCCGCCGCCGCCGCCGCCCAGGCTTCCGCCGCCGCCGCTGAGGCCTCCGCCGAGGTGTCGCAGGACGTCGTCGCGAGCAGCATGGCGACATTTATCGCCCTGGCCGTCCACCGGGACGACGAGGAGTTCGCGCGGCCGGCCGTCCTTGGCCCCGTCCTCTGGCTGGGCACGGTGTATCCGCTGAACTCGCAGTCCATCGACATCATCGCCACCGCCAGCCCGACCAGCGGCGGCGGCTTCGAGGGCGCCTTCGACGGCTTCACCGCCCCGTGGCGCGCCTACTCCCTGCGGCGCCTCCTGTCCGCCTACGCGGGCCCGCTCGTGCGCGTGCGGCGCAGCTCCGATGACACCACGCTGGACATCGGCTACAACGCCGACGGCACCCTGGACACGATCGCGCTGCTCGCGTTCGTCGGCGCGAACAACGGCTTCGTCGACCGCTGGTACGACCAGACCGGCGGGAGCACGCACCTGGAGCAGGGCACCGCCGGCGCGCAGCCCTCCATCGTCACGGCCGGTGCGCTGAACACCCTGGACAGCCTGCCCGCAGTCACGTTCGACGGCACGGACGACTGGCTCACGACCGCGACGGTCGGCCTGTACGCGGCGGGCGCTGCGACGATGGCCATCGTCTTCTCCGGCGCCTCTGCAGCGAACAGCGTGGTGGTCGGCGAGTCGAACAACGCCGGTGGCGGCAACCTATACCGGCTCTTGCGCTCCTCGACGGCAGCGTGGAACGTGCAGGCGACCAGCTCCAGCGGAACCCTCTGGGCCAACTCCGCATCCGGGGACACGACGTTCGACGCTGCGCAGCATCAGGCCTTCTTCGCCGACTCGGGCTCCCAGATCAACACCTGGCGCGACAGCGTCGCCAAGCACGTCGCCCTGGCCGCCGCACGGTCGGGGACCATGACGCTGACCAACCTCAGCCTCGGCGCTCACCTGAACGGCGGCACGCCGGCGAACTTCCTTAACGGCAAGGTCCAGGAGCTCGTGCTCTGGAACTCGAACCAGTCCGTCGACCGCGTGGCGATCAGCACGGCGCAGAAGGACTTCTGGGGGACGCCGTAATGCCCACCACGCCGAACGGCACCGCCTATACGGTCACGTCGTTCACGTCGTCGGCCGGGGAGCCATGCCGACGTGCCGTGGCGGATGCCGTGGCCGACGACCTGGAGATCCCCCTGGTCATCTTCTGCCACGGCAACCCGGGGGCCGACGTGTCCTCCGCGGACACCCAGTTCTCGTCGGGCTACACCACGCAGCGCAACTGGATGATGGACAACGGCTGGGCGTACGTGGAGGGCCACGGGGCCGGCGCCAGCTGGGGCAACCAGGACGCCAGGGCGGCCTACCGTGCGATGTACGACGACACGCTGGCCGCCTGGGACATCGGCTGGAACGTCGTCATCGGCCGGAGCATGGGCGGACTGGTCGGCGCCTACCTGGCCGCGCGTGACCCGAAGATCTCGCGCCGGTGCCGTGGCTTCGTGCACCTGTCCGCGACGGCGGACCTGACCAACCGGTACTCGACGGCGTCCACGGCCGACAAGGCGGCGCTGCTGACCGCCTACGACGCACCGGACGCGACTTCCCTGGCCTGGGCCGTGAAGGACCATGACCCCCTCCTCGTCCTGCCGGAGGCGTGGTACGGCCGAAACGCCGTCGTGCAGTACGACACCGGGGACGTCTCCGTGCCGCCCGAGGTCAACGCCCTGCCCTGGTTCGAGCGCTTCGGACCGCAGCTCGCGATCGGTCGCACGGTCTCCACCAGCGGCGGGGATCACAACAGCACGCCCAACCGCGCCACGCACGCCGCGGCGACTATCGCATTCCTTCAGGATGTCCTGATCCCTTACGAAGAGCCGTCCCCGATCGTCGGCACACTGGTGACCGAGCTCCGACAGCTGCAGCCGGACGGCACGCTCCAGCACCTGACCTGGTCCTGATCCACTCGAAGGCATAGGAGATCTCAGCATGGTGAACTACACCTTCGGTCCGCAGCCGGCCGTCGACATCACCACGGCGCGCCTCGTCGCCGTGGGGGGCCTCTCGGGCTCGCTGTACGCCTCCGAGGTCAACGCCCAGTCGGAGACGTCCCCGCTCACCGTCACGGTGGCCGGCGGCGTAGCCGCGACCGAGATCGAGGTCTCCTCGTTCGGCCAGCTGCCCGAGTTCACCGTGGCCGACCACTACCAGGTCTGGTGGCGATCCGGCGACGTCATCGTGCACCTGCTGAGCTTCGACAAGATCGTAACGGCCGTGGAAGGCTCCGCCGCATCGTCGCAGACCGCCGCCACGGCAGCGTCCGCTGCCCTGGCCAGCGCCCAGGCCCTCGACGCCTCTCGGATGAAACTGGCCGGCGGTGCCGTGGCGCAGGGTGCCGCGTTCTGGGGCGTCTGGCAGCAGGGATTCGCGCCCGTCCCGCCGAACGACGGCCAGGTGCACTGGGGTCTGGAGATCGTCCCGTGACCTTCATGCTCTGGGACCAGCCCACCACGGCGTGGGTCCCGTTCTACCCGGACGGCGAGCTGCCCGACCCGGGCCTGGACACATGGCCCAACGCGACGAACGTCGGCTACCTGGGCGACCCCGACGACCTCGTCGACATGTCGGGGTCCACGATCTCCACGCCGAACACGGTGATCGAGGGCCGCCGGATCTCCGACGCGATCGTGCCCAACGCCGGGGGGATCATCATCCGCAACTGCATCCTGCTGGGCGGGTGGTTCGGCGTCGATGCGACCAGCGCGGCGTCGGGCCTCATCATCGAGGACTGCACGGTCATCGGCGGGAACAACGCAGGCATTGCGCTGACCAACGTGACGGGGGCCGTGATCCGCCGGTGCAACATCAGCGGAGGCGCCGACGGCATCAAGGTGGGCGGCAGCAACCTCGTGGTACAGGACAACTACATCCACGACCTGTCGACGTCGGAGGGCTCCCACAACGACGGCATCCAGTGCTCGTCGGCGACGGGTCTGATCTTCCGGCACAACTGGATCGAGTCGCCCGACACCAGCTGCATCGCGATGTTCGACGGGCAGGGCTCCTGGAACAACGTGCTGATCGAGAACAACCACCTGGACGGCCCCGGCTACCCGCTCTACACCGCGGGCGAATCCGGCTCGTACATCCAGGTCAAGAACAACCGGTTCGGCGAGTGGGGCTACGGCCCGGTCTCTGACTGGAACCCGGACGGGCTGGGCAACGTCTGGTCCGGAAACTACCGGGCGTCCAACAACGCCCCCGTGAACCCGTGAGAGGACAGTCATGAGCAGGTGGACACGCCGGACGCAGGTCTCGGTACTGGGCACAACGACGGCCGTAGCCAACTTCCCAGCGCCAGCGGTCGGGGCGCTGCTCGTGGCGTTCGCCGCGTCGGCCACCACGCTGACGACGCCGTCGGGCTGGGCTCTGGCCGACTCCAGCGTCACCACGGGCGCCGCCTACCTGTGGACGAAGACGGCGTCCGGCTCGGAGACCGGGCTGACCACGACGCTGTCACCGTCCGGGCACCCGGTCAACGTCGTCATCTACGAGTTCCCGCCGGGCACCACGCTCATCAGCACGGCCGACCAGGAACTCGCCTCGACCGGTGTCGCCTCCGCGGGCCTGACGGGCATGACCGCGGACCCGAAGCTGCTGCTCCACTTCGGCGCCTTCACGTCGGCGAACAACACCGACCCCGCGTACGGCCTGTCCTGGGACTCCGCGCCAGCCAACGCCATCACGGACTCGTGGATCGGTCTGGGCGGCCCTGGGGGCTCCGTCGCGTCAAAGCTCCTGGCGGGCTACCTGGAAGACTCGATCCTGACTTCCTGGCAGCCGAGGAACTTCCTCGACGGCTCGGGCCTGGTCGGCACGTCCAACCGGATCACCGCGGCGTTCGCCGTGCCGGCCGCCCTGGACTCCCCGAACATCACCAACGCGCTCGCCATCAACCCCTCCACGGTCGGCGGTTCCGACGGTGCGATGACGCTCACCTGGGACCCGGTGGACGACGCCGACCGGTACGAGGTGAGCCTGGCCCCCGGGCTCGCGGCCGAGACCGGCTTCGTCGTACAGAGCGCCGACGCGACGTCGCCCTACTCCATCACCGGGCTGTCAGCCGGCCCCTACACCTGGGGCGTCCGCGCCTACCCGGCGGCGTAGCTCATGCCCACCCCGTCAGAGATGACCACCGGATCGTTCACCCTGAGCGATCCGGTGGGGACCGGGCCCTCGGCAATGTCGACCGGCTCCATGGTTCTTTCGGACCCCACAGGCCCGCTGCCGTCATCGCCGTCTCGCGGCTCGTTCACGCTGACCGTGGTCGAGCACATCTCCGGTCCCCGCTGGTGGTCGCACGCCGCCCAGAGGTGGATACCGGCCGTTGTTCGGCACCATTCACCCGGAACTCCCTGGCAGTAAACGGCATTGCAGTCAGCACCTACCGTAAACTTTCTTGAAATATGCGGACGGGTGTAGGAAGGGTCCTCTATGGCCGAGAACGACGGCATCACAATGGGTGAGCTGGATCGAAGATTGGGCAAGTTAGAGGTCCGCCACGAGGGGCTGCCGGAAAAATTCGTCCTCCGGCGTGAGTACGACATCGATCAACGCAATATCAGTCGTGAACTGAACGACAATGCTGTTGATATCCAGAAGGTAGACGGCAAGGTCGAGGCTGTCGAGGAGAAGCAGGCTGCGGTAGAAAGAGAGCGGCAGAATCAGGCCGCCGCTCGGCGCTGGCAGCTGTTTCTCGTCTTTGCAGGGCCGATCGTGTCGACGCTCGTTGCGATCTATCTATTCCAACAGGGTGGGCCGACTCAATGAGATTCCGGATGCCGAAGATCAAGGTCAACCGGCGAGACCTGGTCACCACACTGTCGATGCTCACGCTGTCGGCCGTCGTGGTCTACGTACTGGTCAGCCAGAGCGCCCTGAACGAGCGCCAACGCCTGCAGTACGAGAGCCTGACCGCGACGTACGAGCAACTCTACGACGAGACGGTAGACGCCGGCGTGGACCCCGAGGCGCCGCCGCCCGAGGATATCCCTCCCGCCGATTCGCCAACCCCCGTGCCGCAGCCGAGCCCCGGCGCGACCGGCCCCGCAGGGCCCCAGGGCCCCGGGCCTACCGCGGCACAGGTCGAGGCCGCCGTCGCCATCTACTGCGCCGACCAGGGCAAGCCGTGCCGCCCGACGATGGCTCAGGTCGCCCAGGCCCTGGCCGACTACTGCGCCCAGACCGACTGTGTCGGCGACGACGGAGCGAACGGAGTCGACGGGCAGAACGGCGAACCCGGACGGCCACCCACAGCCGACGAGATCTTCGCCGCCCTGGTCGCCTACTGCGAGATCCAGCCCAATGGGACCTGCGTCGGGCCGGCGGGCAAGGACGGCGCAAACGGCGAGAACGCCACGCTGGAGCAGATCCGCACCGTGGTCGACGAGATGTGCTCGACCATGCCTGGCGGGAGCTGCGAAGGCGCCGAAGGGCCTGCGGGCCAGGATGGGAAGTTCGTGGCCGGCGACTACACTTGTCCCGACGAAACACCTTATATGCGCGGATTCAGCGTCCAGGAAAACGGCGACTGGTCCGTGAAGTGCGGCGAGTTCCCGCCGACGGCGATCCCCACACCCGAAAGCTAGGAGCCTCGACATGGCGGTAGCCCAGATCAGCAAGAGCTCGTGCATCGAGCTGCGCAACAACCCCGGCTTCTACCTGCGCAGCGACGCCGCGAAGGCCTGGGACCGCGCCACCGTCGCCTTCGGCAAGGTCGTACTCATCTCCGGCGCCTGGCGCTCCTACGAGACGCAGGAGCGGATCTTCCTGGAGCGGTACGACCGCGGGAACCTCGCCGGCCGCTCGGGCTACACCAACGACGTCCGCTGGTGGCCGGCCAGCGGTTCGTACTGGACCCGCAAGGAGGGCTTCGCCGCCGCGGCCGTCCCCGGCACCTCGAACCACGGCGGCGGCGTGGCCGTGGACGTCAAGACGAGCCGCCAGGGCGGAGACCCGGGCTACGACGTCTCCGTCATCTTCGGCTCCTGGACCGACATTGACCGCACCCGGTTCCTCCAGGTCGCGGCCGAGCACGGCTGGGACGACGACGAGGGCCGGATCGTCTCCGAGCATTGGCACCTCACCTACTACCCGGATCGCGACCAGCACCGCGGCGAGCCGGTTCCCCCACCACTGAACGAGGAGTTCCTCATGGCACTGTCCGACGAGCGTCAGATCGAGATGTACCGGGAGACGACCGGCCCGATCACCGACGGCGACCGCACCCTGGAGAGCCCGCGGGAGGCTCACCGCGTCGAGATCGAGCTGCTGCGGCGCATCGAGCGCGACAACGGGGCCGAGCGGACTCGCGAGCGCGAGCGCGCTGCGGCCGAGCGGGCGCGCGACACCGCCCAGCAGGCACAGATCGCGGCCCTGACGAGCGCCGTCACCACGCTCTCCACGAGCGCCGGCCTCGACCCGGTGGCGACCATGGCCATGCTCAAGACGGCCGCCGAGGACGCACTCGGGCGGCTCGTACTGACCATCAACCCGGAGGTATGACCATGGCCCACGCAGCCCCGACCCGAAAGATGACCCTGTGGGAGCGCATCACTACGTTCGAGCCGGCGCTGCTGCGCGCTGTTCTGGCGGCGCTCGGGATCGTGCTCCTCACCGTCGGCATCGACGCGAGCGACGTCTTCACCAAGGTCGACACCGCCTGGACCGCGCTGTTCGCGATCTTCCCGCTAATCCAGGGCTGGCTGACCCGCAGCGTCGTCGTCCCGCAGAACGCCGTCGTCGAGCAGGTCACGCCGGGGGGCCTCGTACTGGCCGGCCCCGCGTCGCCCGTCGAGACCGGCACCGTGCTGCGCCACGTGGACGACAACGCCACGATGGAGTAGCCTCGGCATCGCGACGGAGCCTATCGCCCCCTGGCATAGCCAGGAAGTGCCACGGGATACGTTGCCAGCCAGAAGCCCCTCCCATGCTCCTCGCCCACGGGCGATGGCGGGAGGGGCTTCTGTTCGCTCAGAGGCGGGAGAGGATCCAGATGACCAGGGCGATGATGAGCAGGCCGTCGCGCACGAGGGCGATGATGTTCATGGGGCCACGGTAGCAAGCACCTCGCGCGCGGGCGGGTTCTCCAGGTACTTGATCGCCCGGCGTAGGAGCTCGACGTCGTCGTGCGCCGCCCCGAGCAGATCTCTGTTACACCGTTTGCAGCAGAGTCCGCGGACCTCGCCGGTCTTGTGATCGTGCTCTACGGCTAGGCGCTTGGTTCTCGGGACGTTCCCGCAAATCGCGCATCGACCTTGCTGGACAGCCAGGATCGCGTTGTACTCGCGCGTCCCGATGCCGTACGTCTTTTCGATCCGCCCGTGGTGGCTGGCCGCCGATGCACACGCTTTACACCGGCTACCGGTCGTATAAAACAACGGCACGAACGATTTGCAGCCGCCGCAGAACCGCGTCCCCGCCGGCCATTTGGCAGCGGGGACGCGGGCTACTCGGTTCTGCGGGGGTGCGGCGAGGAAGCGCTCACGCGCCCAGTGCGTCTGGACGGCCGCCGGCTGCTTCGCCAACCAGCACCAGCCACACGCCTGGCGACCTTTCATGGCGGGGTAGCCATCGCCGTTCTTGCACATGCGCGCGGGCTTCATCGCCAGAACTTCCTCGACATGATGGCGGTGACGTGTTCGGGGTGGACCCCAAATGCCTCCGCTACGGTACTCCGAGAGATGCCTGCCGCGCGAAGACGACGGATCTCTGCTACCTGGTTTGCAGTGAGTCGAGATCGGCCATTGCGCTCGCCGAAGTTGTGTCGCCCCCGCGCAATCTTGTCGTCCGAGTTGTCCTTGTCGGTGCCGGTAATCAGGTGACTCGGATTGATGCACGGCGGGTTGTCGCAGGTGTGCCGTGTGAGCCAGCTATGGTCGCTCATCTCCCGACCGTCGCGGAGGGCGACAATCAGGCGGGCCAGGCGCACGCCGCGGCGAGGACCGCCTGGCGACGTGCGGGCAGAGATGGCCGGATAGCCACGAGATCCGGGGCGTGTGCAGGGCCAGCAGTCGTCGGGACCCCCGACCGTGGTTTGAAGCCACAATCGGGGGTCGTCGAGCGACAGGATCGGCTCGCCCTTAGCGGGCATCGGCTGGAGTCCCGGCATCTTGCAGGGCCTTGGCTTCTTCGTTCGCGACCCGTTGGGCATGCTTCTGTTCTCCGCGGTCCTGCCGGGCCCAGATGCCCCAGCGCTGCTTGCTCCGAACAGCGTAGTCGTCGCACCGGCCGGACACGGGGCAGCGCGCGCACGTCTCCATCGCCTCGTCGAACCGACCTGGCTTGTACCGCTCGTCCTCGGCAAGGAAGAACAGGTCCGGCTCCTTGTCGCGACACTCTGCCTCGCGCTGCCACTCGCCGTCCAGCGGCGCGATCCGGCGAGCGCCCGTCACCGGGCCGGCCTCGCGAAAGCGTGGAGCACCAGCCCCCGCCAGACGAAGGTGCCGATGTGGAGATGGTCGATGGTCTCCGTGTCGGCCGGGATCCCCGTGCCGATCAGCTCGACATCGGTGTCCCGAATTGCGACGAGGCCGCCGTCGGTGGACGGTGCCCAGAACCACACGCACGGGACGCCGTTGCCGTCCAGACCGACATGCAGCGGTGCCAGGCCAGCGTGAGTGACTGTCGTGACCGTGAAGCCGCCCGTGTCCAGCCTCTGCTTCCAGATCTGGGCCACGGTCATCCGCCGAACGGGTTGGACGGGTCGAAGCCGCCCTCGACGGTGGGCCACTCGCCGAACTGCTCACCCGGCTGCTGCGCGGGCGGCGCGGGCGGCGCGACCGGGGAGGCGACGGCCGGCCACTCCTGCGGGGGACCCTGAGGCGCCGGAGCCGTGACGGGAGCCGACGCAGGCGGGAACGGGTTCGACGGCGCGGCGGGGACGCTGTTGCCAGCCTTCTCGGCGAGCGCCTTGAACTCCTCCATGTCCTTCTTGCCGACGCGCTTGCCCGCGCCCTTCCAGCGCTTCACGTCGTCGAGGTTGACGCCGAGGTCGGCGGCGATCTGCTCCAGGGTGCGCCGGCCGCCCTTCTTCTCCTCGGCGGCGGGGGCGGCGGCCTGCGTCTCCCACGGCGGGGCCTCGGCGACGGTGGGGCCCGCAGGGCGCGGCGTCTCGGGCGCTGCCGCGCCCGGACCCTCGACCTCGACAGCGCTGGCCGTTGGAGCGGCCGGGGTAGGTGCGCTGGAGGGAGCCGCGCCCTGCGGAGTGTTGGGAGCCGTCTCCGTCGGCGACGAGCCGGTGAAGTGGTAACCCTCCGGCGGCATCGTCGTCGGGTTGATGGCCTCAGCGACGAAGTCGGCCACGGGCACGCGGCGGATCTCGGGCACTGTGCCGCCGCCCAGCGCGGGCTCCAGCTGGTCGGCCATGGCGTTGATCTGGCCGGTGAGGCGCTCCAGGCGCTCTGCGGCCTTGATGAAGTCGTCAACGATGGTGCGGATGTCGTTCATGGTGGTACCTCCAGGTGGAGAAGAGTGTGGAGCCGCGGGGCGCCCAGGTCGGGTCACCGGACGCCCCGCGGGCTTTGTGTGGGGGCGGGCGGTCAGGCTAGAACGGCGGGTCCTGCGAGGCGGCGCCGCCCCAGCCCGGCGTCGGGGCCGGCGTCGCCTGCTGGCCCCAGGGGTCCTGCTGCGGCGCGGGGGCCGGAGCCTGCTGCGGTGCGACCGGGGCGGGCGCGGCCTGCTGGAACTGCGGGGCCGGAGCCTGCTGCGGCTGCTGGTACGCCTGCGGAGCCGCCGGGGCGGGAGCTGCCTGCTGGCCGAAGAACGCCTGGGCGTCCGGGGAGCCGGGCTGGATCCAGGCCTTGTAGACCTTGATCGGGGTGCCACCCTTCTGGTTCGGCTGGGTGCCGACCACCTGGACGGCGAGCATGTCGCCCTGCTTCGGCTGCGTCACGCCAGCCTCGGCCATGGCCGCCGTGACGGCGTCGCGCAGCGTGTACCAGACATAGATGCGGCGCTTGCCGTCGTCGGCCTCGGCCGGGCGAGGGGTCTCCTGGCCGGTCTGCGGGTTGGTGTCCGTCGGGATGTTCTTCACGCCCTGCCAGCCGCGCAGCTCGGTGTCCAGCGTGACCTCCAGCTGCATCTGCGGCTTGCCGTTCTTGTCGAACTTCAGGGCGCCGGTGCCCATCTCTGTGCGCTGGCGGGCCTTCATGTCGACGATGGTGCCCTTGACCATCGGCGCCTGCGGCGTGAAGTCGTACGACGGCGCGCCGCCGCCCCCGCCGGAGTTCTGCTGCCAGAACTCGTCCACGGTCTGCGTGAACGGCTGGGGGGCCTGCGGCTGCTGCGGCGGGCCGCCGAAGCCCTGCTGGGGCTGCTGGCCGTAGGCCGGTGCGGGAAAGCTCATGTGGTGCCTCCTAGATGCTGTGTTACCAGAACTTGTTGATATAGATGCTAGGGCGTTTAGGCCGAGGCGTCAAGCCCGAGCAGCGCCCTCGTGATCGCCTCGGCCATCAGCGGCGGCACGGCGTCGCCGACCTGGCGGTACTGCGCCGACTTGTTGCCGCTGAAGACGAAGCCGGGCGGGAAGCTCTGCAGAATCGCCGCCTCGCTGACGCTGACGCTGACCGGCTGGTCCTCGGCATCCGACCCCGTCCAGCGAGTGTTGCCGTTATCGATCGACGAGGTGAGCGTCGCTGTCGGCTGGTTCTCGTTGCGCAGCGTCCCCTTGCTCGTCCGGACATCACCCAGGACCCACTTGTACGACTGCGCCTCGCCGGTGACCGTCTGCGCGGGAGAGCCCTCGGGGCGCTGCTGGTAGTTCACGCCGTCAGGCTTCTGGTTCCCCTGGAGCAGCCATTTGTTCCGGCCGACCTTCCCGGTTACCGTCGGCGCCGGCTCGGCGGCGTCCCGCTCCCCACGGGCAGCCGGGTCGCCGCCGGTGCCGTAGTTCGAACGCATCGAGGCGGCGACGCCGAGCGCCTGCGCTATCGGGACCCACGGCAGCACGTCATTGTCGAGCTTCGCGGGGTTGTGGCTGTAGTAGCGGCTGTGCGTCGCCGCCGGCGGGGCGACCTCGCCGAACTCAGCCGTCGCCTCGGCGTCGCGCGCCATGAGGATGGCGCGCTTCCTGGTCTGCGGGACACCGAACTGCTCGCTGTGCAGGTTGCCCACCCAGACGCTGTAGCCCCACGAGCGCAGAATCTCCGCGTAGGCCTGCCAGACGGGCAGGACCGGCGGCACCTGCTCGAACCAGATGAAGCGCGGCCGGTGGTCCCGGATCACGTTCATCGGTTCCAGCGTCAGCACCGTGCGCACGTCGAGCGCCTTGTCGGCGACGGCTGCCACGGCATCCTCCGGCAGCATCCCCGCGGCCACCTTCGCCAACGCGGCGATGATGTGCTCCATGTGCGCCCGGCCCTCGCCCTTGCCGCCCATCGACCAGGATTGGCACGGCGGGGAGGCCTGGTAGACGTCGATGCGCGGCCAGGCGTACTCCCGGCACTCCAGCGAGGTGACGTCGACCATCCAGCGCGTCATCCCGTTGGCCCGTGCCGTGTCGACGGCGTCCTGGTCGAACTCGCACCCGACGACCTCCGTCAGGCCTGCCCACTGCATCCCGAGCGTCGCGCCGCCCGGCCCCGCGAAGTCGCTGCGAGCGAAGCTCGTCACGCGACCTTCTCCCAGCGCTCTTTGGCCAGGTCGCGCAGCCAGACCGGCCAGCCCATGATGAGCGGGCGCAGCTCGAACAGCTCGGCGCGCGAGGAGGCGGTGAGGATCTGCGCCTCGCGCTGGTCTAGCTCGGCGACGCGGCCCTTGCCCTCGCGGCGGGCGACGAGGATCTGGCGGGCCAGCGTCGCCTTCGACCAGCCCCACGCGATGTCCACCTTCGCCAGGGTGACGTGGCCGCCCTTTACCCGGTCGACGTGGACGATCAGGGCCTCGTCGAGGTTCATGTCCTCGTGCGGGATCCGCTCCGCCGACTCGATGACGTACTCGCACATCCGGGAGTACGTGGCCAGCTGCACCGAGAACCCGACGCCGGCGAAGTCCAGCGACGAGCTGGTCTTCACGTCCACGATGGTCTGCTTGTGCTGCGGCCACCACGGGACGAAGCCGCGCCGGTCCCAGGTGCCAGCCACCATGAGCTCGTCCTGGACACCGAACGTCTCTACCGAGTCGTACTTCAGCCCCCACTCCTGCACCGCGCGGTGGTAGGCGTTGCCGCGCTCGATCAGGAGCTCGCGGCGGTCCTTGGGCAGGTCGGCGAACTTGTCTTCCAGGGAGTCGCCGAGGTCGACGAACTCCGTGGCGGCGTGGATCTGCGTGCCCAGCGCCGACTTCAGGTTCGAGCCGGCGTACTCCTGCGCCTGGTCGGCGATCCGGGTCAGCGCCGTCTTCGTGCTCTTGTCGAGATCGGCCCACGGGTCACCCTTGGCGACGGCGGGCACCAGGCCGGCCAGCTCGGGGTGCATCGCCATGCCGCGCACCACCTGCTGCTGCTGCCAGCGGGAGATGTTCGAGTTGTCCTCGATCTGCCCGCCGTACGACGACGCCCGGTTGTAGGGCAGCTTGCCGCCGTCCTCCTGGACGATCAGCGGCCTGTCGTACCGGTCGCGCTCGACCTTCGCCTCCGTCTCCTCCTCCAGCGTCATGATCTTCACGGGCTGGTCGGCGAAGAACTGCGCCGCGGCCTCGTCCGGCGCGCTGGCTGGGGTGGCGAAGAACTGGTCGACGGTCATCGTGGCGGCCGCCGGGGCGTACCGCGCCAGGCGTGCGGCGCTCGCGGTCGTCGAGGTCGCCGGGGTCGGCATAGCACTGGCGAGCGCTCGCACGACGCCGGTCATCGCCTCCACGGCCTGCTGGGCATCCTCCAGGGCGCATCCGACGTGAACGACCTGGTCGTCGCGGTTGTAGATCACCTCGTCGCCCTCGTAGATAGGCTCCTGGCACTCCGGGCATCTTCCGTCGTACCGGGCGGTAAAGGGTCGGCCCATCAGGATCTCCTCCTCCGACGGGTCGTGGCGCCCGTCTCGCTGTTGCAGGGCCCGCAGGCCGGTCGGATGTTCGAGCGCCGGTACGTGCCGCCCTGGATGCCCGGGACGATGCGGTCGATGGTCAGCGGGATCGGATCGTGGATCAGACTCTCCACGAAGTCTGGGCCGCCGTCGTCGTCGTTGTAGAGCAGGTGGCCACAGCGATAGCACCGGACGTAGCCCGGGATGTTGCTCGCGTAGGTCTTCATCAGCCACGCGCGGCGGCGCTGGCGATCGTACGACGAGCCTCTGACACTGCCGTTCGAGGTGCCGCGGGTGACCGTCATGCGACCCCCCAGGCGGTGCGCAGGCCACGGATGCTCCACCGGTCCGTGGAGCGCTGGCCCTCGTGGACGCCGGCCAGCAGCGAGCGGGCGCAACCCTCGCAGATGCTGGCCGGCCGCCAGTGTCCGGCGCGCTTGTACGTGCCGCTCCCGAACCTGCCGACAGATCGGGTCTCGCGGTACAGGCCACACTGTCGGCACCGGTGGGGTAGCCCCGGCTGGAGCCCGCTCATCAGAGCGGCTCCGCCTTGGTCCAGTTGCTGGGGTCGGACATGTCCAGGTCCCCGGCGTAGTCCTTCTCCTCGGGGCCGCGGGCGGCGCGCTCGGCGTCCATCTCGCCCTCGTTCGGCTCGGCCGGCAGCGAGACGATGCGGGCGAACGTGCCCCACGCCGTGGCGAGGTACTCTTCGCCTGAGTCCCGCTCTACCGCAGTGATGTGCATGCCGAACGACCGGATCACCATCTCGCGATATCCGGCCTCCTTCGCGAGATTCTGCATCCCCTGCTGCGCGATCGTCACGGCGCTGACCAGGATCATGGCCTTGCTGTCGGCCCTGAATTCGCGTTCTTCGGTGGTGGTGTAGGTCATGGCAGCTCCCGATGTAGGTGTGGAATTCCGCTGACGCTTTCTGGGACATGTTGAGCCGCATGGAGAGCTTGCAGCTCCTTGAGCGTGCCCATGGTCTTGTCGCCGGTGACGCCGAGGCCGTGGTGTAAGACCAGGTGGCCGGCCAGGAGCGCGCGGG